GTACCAGAAAGTCGAAGGAATCGCAAATTTGGACCTCGATTCTATCGCAGGGCAGATGAAAAAGACTTCTGCTGAGGTTTTAAGGATAGAAGAGCACGCCGATGCAATAAAGATAGAGCTTAAGAAAGATATGACTGATTTAAGAAACTCACAGTGGAACTTAGAGTCAAAAGTTGATACTAAGCTACAGTCGGTAGATACTAAACTGACTAATTATGATACAAAGTTAGATAGGTTTGAGATAAAGGTAGACAAAACGAAAGAAGATATGAATAAACAAATTACAGAAGCACTAAACAATCCACTAGCAAACTAAGGAGCTACTATGCCATACGGAAAAGGAACTTACGGAAAGAAAAGAGGAAGACCACCAGCAAAGAAAAAGGGTAGGAAGAAGTAATGGGAGCTCCGGTAAAAGCAGGGGATAATCCAAGAAGAGCTGCGTTCTTACAAAGAATGGGTGCAGCAGCAGGACCTCAGTATAAAAATGGTAAAAAGACTCCTTTGTTAAAATCTTTAAATGCTTGGGGTGCTTCTAGCAAAGCCGATGCAATTAGAAAAGGCAAAGCCATAAGTAAAAGAAATGCAAAGAAAGGATAAATATGGAAGAGAATATTAATCGTATGCAATTGCAATTAGACAAACACTCTATACAGATAGCTAAACTATTTAGTAAAATTGATGACACTAATTTATGTATACAAAAAATAAACACTTCTCTAATGCAGATTAAATGGGCTGTATATGGAGCGTTAGGTTGGTATTTTATTACCGAAATAGGAATTATTGAAGCAATGAGGTTAGCACTATGATAGGATTTTTAACAAACGTAGCACCAATTATGTTAGGCTTTGTTGGTAAGTTGTTTGCTTTAAAACAACAGGCAGCAGCAGAAAATCAAAAGTTAATGATGGAGCAGTTCGCAGCAAAGGACAAGTCAATCAACTCTGCTAGAGCAGCAGCTGACAAAGAAAGCCCAATGGCTGCAATGAACCGAAGGGTCATCATACTAGTTATATTGGCTCTAATTATATTCACACAAGTAGCGCCGGTAATCTTTGATGTACCAACAGTTATACCTACTGTAATAGAGGGGTCTAGCTTTTTTGGTATTACCTTTGTTCCTGATGTTATAGAATACGTTACAATACAAGCAGGCTCAGTATTAAAAATGGATGAAATCTTTGGATGGGCGACAATGATTATAGAGTTTTACTTTGGTGCTCAATTAGCTAAGGGGAAATAAATGACATATAGAGGAATTATTAATAGTGTTTTAAGAAGACTAAGAGAAGACACTATAGACTCAGACTGGTCAGGTGATTTATATGATTCTGTAACAGTATCCGATTATCAAAAATTAATTGGTGAGTTGGTTAATGATTCTAAAAAGAATGTAGAGTCTTATCACGATTGGAATGCTTTAAGAGAAACATTTAACATTAAAACAGCTGCAGACAATATGCAATATACTCTAGGTGATGCTACTAGAGGTGCTGGTGTAACATTTAAAGTATTAGACGTAATATGCCAAGATACAGGACAGGTATTAGAACAAGTTCCTAATGATTGGATTAATGAGCAAGTATTTCCTCTAACAAGCGCACAGAGTGGAAAACCAGTTTATTATGCTTTTAATGGAATATCACTAGCAAGCACAGACAGAGAGCCTGATTTTAATGTTGATTTATACCCTGTTCCTGATTCTGAGCAAATTATATCTGTAAACATAGTAGGAGCTCAAAAAGAATTAAAGACAGCAGCACAGGTTCTTAGAGTACCTTCACAAGCTGTAATTCTTGGTGCTTGGGCTCGTGCGGTCTCAGAGCGTGGTGAAGACGGAGGAACTTTATCTAGTGCTATTGCAGCAGAAGCAAGAGACTCTTTAAATATTGCAGTTCAATTAGATGCTGGTAATATGATTTATGAGCAAGACTGGGTAGTGGTCTAATATGGCATTAGAAGCTAAACAAATAAACTCTGTATCTTTAGATACTATTGGTGTCAACGGTATAGATACACAGACTACTGCGACAGCATTAAGTCCTAATTGGTTTACTAAAGCAGACAATATTGTTTATACAGAAGGTGGTAAAGTAGCTTTTCGTAAAGGATTAAAGCAAGGTACACTAACTGGTGGTGCTAAAGTTGGTTCTATGGCAGAACATTATAATGGCACAAATCATTTAATATTTGCTGCTACTGTAGGCAATATATACACTCTTGATTTATCAGATAAAGACAATGCTTGGACAGCTGCATTTGCTACTGGTGCGTCTACTTCAGATTGGCAGTTTAGTAACTTTAATAATCAATTATTTGCAGCTCAGTATGATGAAGATTTACTACACTATGCTTCGGGTAGTTGGGGACTAGCAAAGAATGATTCAGGATACCAAGCTCCTGCTGGAGTAACAACTTTTAACCCTAGCACAGTATTAGGCTTCTACGGAAGATTATGGGCTGGTGGCATTACTGAAGAGAACGATGTTTTATATTATTCTAAATTATTAGATGGTCATAAATGGGGCAGTGGTAACGGCGGAATTATAGACTTAAAGTCTGTATGGGGACACGATGAAATTGTAGCTATACACGACTTTGCCGGTAAGATAGTAATATTTGGAAAAGAAAACATAGTTATTTATAACAGTCCTGATATAATAGCAAATATTGTTTTAGATGAAGTAATAAGAGGTATTGGTTGTGTTTCTAGAGACTCAATACAGTCTATTGGAGATGACTTATATTTCTTGTCTGACACTGGTGTTAGGTCTTTATACAGAACTACACAACTAGATAAACTACCCTTAACAGAAAAATCTATAACTATTAAAGACGAATTAATAGCAAACATTACTGGTAGTGTAAATGTTAAGTCAGTATTTATGATGGATGAGGGCTTGTATATACTATCTTTTGTAGATAGAAATGTTACTTATGTTTTTGACACTACGTTTAAGACAGAAAAGGAAACACCACGAATAACTAAATGGATATTTTCAGACAATAGAAATCCTGCTAGTTTAATTTATACTACTGATTATGGTCTATTAGTTGGTCAACAATCAGGAAGGGTTGCTACTTATGAAGGTTATTATGATGTAGACTACAGTGGTTCTAGTGTTTATACTTATAATAGTTATACAGTTTCTTTCTCTACAGTATGGATTGACTTAGGACAAGGCGTTCAATCTTCTATTCTTAAGAGATTAGTTATGGTTGTATCAGGAGGTCAAGGAACAGATGTAGGTATTAGGCTGTACAAGGATTTTGAAATGACACCTAAAGTATCTCCTACATTTAAACTTAATCCTACATTAAGTGGAGAACCATCTTACTGGGGAGCAACATTCTCTAAATATGGTCCACTTACAGGACACACACATAATGCAGCAACACATCCAGCTGCGTCTAAATACGCTCCAATACACGGCTTTAAAGAGCGTTCAATACCCTTAGCAGGAAGTGCTAAGTACATACGATTAGAGTGGGATGGAGTAACACAAGGTTACAAAGCGTCATTACAATCATTATCATTATTATTTAAACAGGGCAAAACATTATGAGTAATTATACAATAGCGGTAGGATGGTCTGGAAAAGATGCCCTACCAGATACAGACCCCGGAAAAGTTATTGCGGGTTCAGATTTTAATACTGAGTTTACTGCGGTAAGAACGTCTTTAAACTCCAAAGCAGACGCAAACGGAAGTTCAGCAGAAAACTTTGCTGCAAACGCATTTACTGCTGTTTCAGCGGTTATTGATGGCGAGGCAGTAGTTACATTAGATTCACCACAAACATTCACTAGAGCTCATCCTACGGCTGCTGAGACTATAACATTATCATCAGCACAGACAGTTAATTGTCTTAACTCTAATGTTTTTGTTGTTAGTGTCCAAGGGAATCACGCATTGAATCTATCCAATATGACAGCAGGAGTAGAGGTTACTTTCTTAGTTAAAAATACGGGAGCTTATGATATTGCATTTAGTACAGATTTCTCATTTGTAGGTGGACATAATCCTGTAATTACTTCAGGTGCTAACAAAGTAGATTTATTAAAATGTGTATCAGATGGAACTAAGATGTATTGCAATATAGCCCAAAACTTAACTTAAAGGAAATATTATGGCAGGATTTTTTAATACTAATTGGGACACAGGAAACTCGTTTAATTCCCCTTATGGAGGTAATCAACAACAGAACATTTTTGGGACTAACCCAATGGATATGGGAAGATATGTAGGAAACCCTAATCATATTGCTCAACAACAAGCAGTTAAAAACCCTAATCATCCTATGTATGTGCCTCCAAGAGGTGTTATCAGTAACACAGGGATGGTAAATCCACAGTACAACCTCCAAAACCAGCCGCAAGGTAGTATTTCTCGCTTACCTACAGATGGTATTTCTGGTGAGATACCAACAGGTAATGGTCGTCCAACATATGCTAGACCACCTTCAGAACTTATGAACCCTAATAGTCCAACCTATAAGCCGGGTTTAGAAGAACAATGGTTAGAAAGGAATGGTGGAAATCCACAAATAGGTGATAATGGTTTTACACAGGCTTTACCTAGACCCGGAGTACAGCCTCCAGTAAATCTTTGGGGAGCTCCTACAGGTTATGACCCTTCACAACAACAAAACATATTTAATCCTTATAGCTTAGGTAATAATCAATATTACAATCCTTATAGCTTTGGTGGTATAAACACTGGTACACAAGGCGGTACTGGAGAAGTACCTTGGTGGCAGAATTATAATACAGGTGGTACAGGAGTTACTCCTCCTACAGTTACCCCTCCTACAACACCAACTCAACCTACTGGAAATGGTGGTGGCGGTGGTAGACAAGGTAAAGATTTAACTTACGCTGAAACTATTAAAGAGATGGGTCTATACCCTAATGCTGAAAAAGCATTTGAAGCAGGTGACAATCAAGCAGCTTACAGACAAGACCATATGCAATGGAGAAGTGGCACAGGTGCTTGGGCTGGTAATGGTAAAAAAGCAGGGGAATCAGACGGAGACTATCCGGGTCGTACAGTAGGTAATAATGTTATCAAAGGCGATAAACAAAGAATGGCTGAGTTAATGGGACTTGGAAATTTATTTATGGGTAATGGTAATGGTATGCTTAAAAGAACTCCTAATGATAGGGGTGGTAATGATTATACTGTAGCTGGTGATGGAACATTTGTAACGCCGGGTGGAACTACTGTTGAAACTCAACTAACAAGAGATAGTAATTTAGCAGCTCAAGAAGCATTTCAGGGTTTTAACTCTGATATGTTAATAAGAGGAAACAAATTACCATTTGGTGAAAATACTAATATTTTTGGACCTGCAGCTCCTAATGGAGAACAACTAAGTCAAACAATGGTAGCTCAAGATGATAGTGGTATGTTTAGTATTAGTGATATACCTAATTCATATTCTAACATACGAGGTGGTGATAGGTCTGGTCCAGCACCAACTACACAATATGAAGCAGGACCTGCTGAAATGACTATAGCTGAAGTTAATGCTCTTGCGGGATATAATAAAGGATTTGGTCTTGATGGACAAGCAAGATACGAAGCAGGACGAGCAGAAACTTCTGCGGCTAGAGTAGCGGCTGAAAAACAAGCAGCGGAACAAGCTCAAGCTAACATATTTATGCAGAATCAAGTAGCAGAACAAAGAGCTAGAGAAACTGCTCAAAAAGCTAGGGCAGATAGGGCGGCTCAAGATAGACAAGATGCTGCTAGAAGGGCTCAGGCACAGGCACAAGATAAAGCTCAAAAACAAGCTAAAGCAGCAGCTGCGGCAGAAGCACGAAGAAATCCAACACCTAGACCCGCACCTAGACCTAAACCTAGACCTGCACCTAAACCTAGACCTGCACCTAAACCAAGACCTAAACCTAGACCAGCACCTAAACCTGTAAAAACTACAGGCGGTAGAGGCGGTAGAGGTAATGTAGGAAGAAGACGCAGAACAGGTGGTAGATAATGAATATAATTAAGGAGATAAGATAATGAGCATTTGGACAACTATAATAGGGGCAGGATTGCAGCTATATGGTCAAAATAAAGCAAGCAGTGCGGCAACAAGTTCAGCCGATGCTTACAACCAAGCTGTTATAGAAGCAGCTAAACCTAAGAGTGTCTATGACCCCACGGCTTCTGCTATTTGGGATGAAGAAACTCAGTCTTATATCTTAGCTCCTTCTGAGCCTATGATGGGTCTTATGGGTGCAAACCTAGGAGACGCTTATAGACAGAGGATGATGATTGAAGATTATATGTCAGACCCTGAAGCTGCAGCTATGGCTAGGTTTGCCAAAACTGATGCAGCATTAGCTCCTTATAGACAAAGAGAAGGTGAGGGTCTACTTGGAAGATTAATAAAAAGTGGTACTGCTGGTTCTAGTATAGGTGCAGAGCAGGTAGCTGCTAGAGAGATGCAAAACAATCTTTATGATGCTACAAGACTAGACGCTGAAAGAGCAGGTGTTCAGGGCGACATTACTAATTATATTAATCGTTCTAATATGGCGGCTCAAAATGCAGCAGCTTATGGTTCTATGGGTCAAAACTTAGCCAACATAGGTATGGGTT